GATGATTGATTTAACAGGGAAAAGCGTATTCGTAAAAACGCAGGAAGAATATGAAAATATTCTTAACATTGCAAGGTTACAAGGTTTTGATAAATGGTCTGATAAAGTCAGTTTGTCATCTAGGGATATCAAACTGCCAAATATTTTGATTTTTAAGGATAATGGAACAGTTGCTTATTGGAATGATAAAGGAGTGCTTGAAGCATCCGAAATTATCGAATATGAAGAAAAAATCAAGGATGCAGTAAACCTTGTCAGAACATTCACTAAATACCCAAATAGAACAGTATTGACAGACTCATTTATTGAGGCCTTGAAGTTACTTGCAGATACTGTAGAAAGTCAGACGGAAGAGGTGAAGTAGATGGAGAGATTAACAGAAAAGCAACGACATATTTTGCAACAAAAGCTTTGCGATATGAAAAGACGTTGCTATAATCCAGAAGAAAAATTTTATAAAGATTATGGTGGACGTGGCATTAAAGTTTGTGACGAGTGGATGGATAAAAAAGAAGGACATAGCAATTTCCAAAAATGGGCAGTTGAAAATGGATGGGAAGAAGGGCGCAGCATTGATCGAATAGACGTAAATGGAAATTACGAACCTAATAATTGTCGGTGGGCAACACCAGAAGAACAGGCGAACAATAGAAGAAATAATAATTATGTAACGATAAACGGGGTAACGAAAACAACTTCTGAATGGGCAAGACAAATTGGAATTTCACAAAATGCTTTTACAGGCAGAATCAATAGTGGGTGGACAGGAGAGGAATTATTAAAGCCTAAATTTAAGCCTTTAAAAATGTCTAAAGCAGAAATGGCAAAAGAAATTAGAGCGTGGAGAAATGCAGAAGAACAGGGCTTGCTTGTGAGATTGCCGGTTAAAATTGGCGATGATATTTATAAGATTCCGAGCAAAGCAAATTATAATTTAAATGTCCTGAATGGATATAAAGCAAATAACAGAGTGTATCATCAAAAAGCTTACAGCATTGTATTTTCACAAAGTGGTTGGCTTGTACAGTGCGATAAAGACAGTATTTATGCCCCAAACGTTATTTGTGTTGACGTAGAATACGGAAAAACATGGTTTCTCACCCGTGAAGAAGCTGAGAAGAAGTTGGAGGAGATGAAGAAATGAATAACAAACTTACACCAGAAGTAACCCCGCAACTCGCCGTATCAGCATTTGCAGTATTGCATCAATATTGCAGCTCGATCAGTCCACATGACTGCATCAGATGTGCATTCTACGAACATTGCCCGGAGTGCTTCATGGGGTGTCCGGGAGATCAGGGCGAGATAATCAGGAAATTACAAAGCAACGAATAAAATTAGAGAGTCGGTATTTACCGGCTCTTTTTTAGCGTAAAATTCCTCAAACATGTACCACAACTTTTCCACCAACCTGTGATAGAATATACTCAGAAGTGTTACTATGGGGTTTTATAGCCAGAAATGAGGTGATAATATGGCGAACCTAAAAGCAGTTACAAGAAAACTTCAAAAAGCTATATTGTCCACCGGATTAATCATAAAAATCGGAACATCACAATTCTATAGCCACGAGCAGGAACGATTAATTACAGTAACGATTATATCAACACCAGTGTTTAGACCAACAAAACGTGGAGAATGGAAAGATTGCGATTATGAAATATTACGAACTGCATCCCAGTATGATGTGGTCATGTGCCTTAAAGAAATATGGGAGGCGGTCAGAAAATGAGGATAGACAGAGGTGATTAGATGGACTTAACGCCTAAGCAGAAAGCGTTTGCAGATGAATATATAAAGAATGGCGGAAATGCATCTGATGCCGCAAGGAAAGCAGGGTATAAGAAAGCTCCAGAACAAGGATGCGAGAACTTAAAGAAACCTCATATTTCTTCCTATATAGCTGAAAAACAGTCTCTCATCGAAAAACAAAAAGGCACTGACATCATGTCACTGGCAGAAATTCAGCAACGCCGTTCTATGATCGCAAGAGGTGAGCTGACTGATTCATTCGGATTTGCTCCGGACTTCTCAGATCAGCTGAAATCTATGAATGATCTGGAAAAGACGCTCGCCATAAAAGAAGCCAGAGAAGAGCAGCGGAAAGCAGAAGAAAAAGCCAGATTACAAAGTGAATATCATATTGATCTGGATATTGTCCCGGACGTATTCCATAAAATGATTAGAGATATCCGGAAAAAGAAACATAGCGAATACATTCTTCCTGGTGGACGTGGTTCCATGAAATCCTCGACTATATCTCTGATTATACCGGAGCTGCTGAAGAATAATCCGAACATGCACGCTCTGATTTTGCGAAAAGTCGGAAACACTATCAAAGACTCTGTTTATGCTCAGATGAAATGGGCTATTGATAAATTAGATCTAAACGAGGAGTTTACGTGCAAGGTATCTCCCATGGAGATTACGTACAAACCTACTGGACAGAAGATTTACTTTCGTGGTGCTGACGATCCATTAAAGATTAAGTCTATTAAGCCGGAGTTTGGATATATCGGTATTGTCTGGTTTGAGGAATTAGATCAGTTTTCTAATCCAGAAGAAATCCGAAATATTCAACAGTCTGCTATTCGTGGTGGTAATGAAGCATATAAATTCAAGTCATTCAACCCGCCTAAGAGTAAGAATAACTGGGCGAATGAGTATACGGCAGAAGCGGAAGAAAAAGATAAAAATGTAATGGTTGTGCATAGCACATACCTTGATTTAGGGATTGAACAAGAGTGGCTTGGCGACGTATTTCTTGCAGATGCCGAACATCTAAAAGAAGTAAATCCAGATGCCTACGACAATGAGTACCTTGGACACGCTAACGGAAATGGTGGAAATATCTTTGAATACATCGAAGAAAGAACTATCACAGACGAAGAGATCAGTCACTTTGATAGAATTTATCAGGGGGTCGACTGGGGCTGGTATCCGGACAAATACGCTTTCTCCAGAATTTATTATGATTCAGCTAGAGAAACAATCTATTTCATTGACGAGATTTACGAAAATAAAAAATCAAATGAATGGACTGCGAATGAAATCAAGCGAAGACAGTATGACGATTATGAGATTACTTGTGATTCTGCCGAGCCTAAATCAATCAATGATTACAGAGATTCAGGACTCCCAGCAAGAGGAGCAATCAAAGGACCGGGAAGCATTGAGTATTCTATGAAGTGGCTGCAAAGAAGAAAGCTTGTGTTTGATCCAAAAAGAACGCCAAATGCTTGTAAAGAGTTCAAGAAGTACGAATACGAACGCGACAAAGACGGAAATATTTGCAGTGGATATCCAGACAAGGATAATCATTTAATAGATTCCGTCCGGTATGGTTCAGAATCATTGTGGAGAAGAAGGGGGTACAGTGCATAAAATGCTAGATAGGTACTTTTCAGATAAAATAAATAAATTCTTAAGCATCGGTTTAAAAATATATGGATCATCTGACATTAACGAAATCTTAAAAGTTGTAGAATATGAAGACATTATTGTGCGAGATACTTCTGTAAGATGGATGGATTTTAAAAGGTAGATTAAATGGGACTTATAACAACACTAAAAAGGTGGTTTAACATGATTTTCAAAAAACAAGCCGAAGAGGATTTTAACATCCAAGCAGCGGAGTTTCCGGAGATGGAAGCACTGATTAACCGGTGTGCGAACATCTATAGGGGCGTGCCGGAATGGTTAGATGATAAGAATAATATCAAAACGATTAATTTCGCGAAATCTGTCTGCTCAGAAACAGCACGGCTCGCAACACTGGCGATCGGCATTCAGATAGACGGTTCCGCAAGGGCTACATGGCTACAGGAGCAGATTGACAAGGTATATTTCCAGATCCGGCACTGGGTAGAATACGGATGTGCTTATGGAACGGTATTTATCAAGCCGAACGGTGAAAGCCTCGACGTATTTACTCCGGCAGATGTGATGATTGTAGATTACGATAATCAGGAGATCAAAGGAATTATATTCAAAGATTCTTATACTGTTGGACGGAAATACTATACACGGCTTGAATATCATAGGTTTGTTGAGACCACAATAGATGGCGTAACAACTTATCCATACTACGTTTCCAACAGAGCTTATGTGTCGAAGTCCCCTCAGTCAATCGGTGACAGAATTGACCTTAAACAGACCAAATGGGCTGACCTCATGGCAGATACGCCACCGATTCTCAAGGCAAATGGTGAGAAACTGGACGGACCTCTATACGGAGTACTTCGGACACCACAGGCAAACAATGTAGACATTAGCACACCACTTGGACTCCCGATATTCGCCGAAGCCATTGAAGAGTTAAAGGACCTCGACATTGCATACAGCCGTAATGCCGGAGAAATTTTTGATTCGCAGAAGATTGTTCTGGCAGATGATAGACTGCTGATGCCAAGCGGTACACCTGTAGCAGCCATGTCACCACAGGGCATGGAGAACAGGCGCAATGAGATGAGATTACCGCACTTTGTCAAGAATGTATTCGGACAGGACGAGAAAGAATTCTATCAAGAAATCAATCCGCAACTCAACACAGATACTCGTATAAGCGGCATAAATGCCCTTTTAAGCCAGTTAGGATATAAGATTGGATTCTCTAACGGATACTTTGTTTTTAACGAATCTAGCGGCATTCAGACGGCTACAGGAGTAGAAGCAGAACAGCAGAGGACGGTGCAGTTCATTAAAGATGTTCGAGACAAACTGGAAAGTTGCCTTGATGATGTTATCTACGCACTGAACGTTTACGCTGACCTGTATGGGCTTGCACCTGTCGGAGCTTATGAAGTCAATTATGATTTTGGAGACATCCTGTATGTGCGAGAAAACGACCGTGCAAGATGGTGGCAGTATGTGACCACTGGCAAGGTTCCGGCATGGCTGTATTTCGTGAAATTTGAGGGAATGACGAAGGACGAGGCAGTAGCAATGGTCAAAGAAGCCAAACCAGATGAGCCAAAACTGTTTGGAGATGAATAGCTATGTTAAGCCCAGAATATTTACGCCAGATAACAGAGGGCAGTGAGCAGATTGCCGAAGAATTGCATCAGTATATCATCTCTGAGATCGTGTCGCGGATGATGGCAAGAATTGGCAGAGGCGAGGATTATATTCTGACCAATGCTGATGCGTGGAGAATCAGAACGCTGCAAGAATCCGGTGAACTGCTAGAGGACATTCTGACAGAACTATCCAAATATACCAAGCGCGAACAGCGAGAACTTCTTGAAGCGTTTGAAGATGCCGGAATCACAGCAATGAATTACGACGATAAGGTATATAAGGCGGCAGGATTAAGCCCTGTACCGCTCGAGCAGTCCCCAGCTATGATAAGACTCATGGAGCGGAATATGCTTGCGACTATGGGCGAGTGGAAGAACTTTACAAGAACGACTGCAAGTGCCGCTCAAAGGCTCTATATCGAGCAATGTGACCTTGCATATAATCATGTACTGGCTGGGGCAGTTGGGTATACGCAAGCCATTAAAGAGGCGGTTAATAACGTTGTCAGTGATGGTGTTACTGTCACATATCCATCCGGCAGAAAAGACACGATTGAAACAGCAGTTGCACGTTCTGTCAGAACCGGGGTGGCACAGGCATGTGCTGATATTCAGTTGGCAAGAATGAAAGAAATGGGATATGGCTTAGTGCTGACATCGGCACATATAGGAAGCCGCCCAAGTCATGAAGTATGGCAAGGACAGGTATTTTCTATAGACTGGGAAAAATTAAAAGAAATCAAGCCGGAATTTTTTCAGGAACGAGATACACCAGAATACCGTAGAATGTTGGAACAAAAAGCAAGCCACTATCCAGATTTTATTGAAAATTGTCATTATGGCGAAGCTGATGGAATATGCGGAGTAAATTGCAGACATCATTTTTCAGTTTGGGTGGAAGGAATGCCGAATCCCTATGCGGAATTATCAGCACAGGACAAATCCGACAAGGGTAAACAGTACGAAAAAGAACAACGACAACGTACTTATGAGCGAAGAATCCGTAAGACGAAGAGAGAAGTCCTTGGACTGCAAGCAGGAGTCGAAAACGCGCCAAATGAAAAGGCAAAATTCGCACTCCAGCAAGACCTTGACCGGAAGTCTTATCTTTTGCAGAAACAAAATGCTGCATATAAAGCTTACTGCAAGCAGAATGACCTGAGGGAGCTGCAAGACCGACTTATGATTGCGAAGTGGAATCGTCAGAACGCCGCTAAAGCCAGAGGAGCGGCAAAACGATATAAAACAGCAAAGGGGATTGATTGATGGACAGATGGGAATATTTCAATCCGAATCCTGCCGGGAATCGGGTCGGAGATTGTGTTGTCCGGGCAATATGCAAGGCAACCGGGTTCGACTGGGAAACAGTATTCACCGGATTAATGATACAGGCGTGCACTCTGTCAGATATGCCAAGTGCAAATTATGTCTGGGGAGCGTACCTCTATAAACATGGGTACAGGCGCAAATTGATTGAACAGTCAGAACGATATATCTATACAGTCAATGACTTTTGCGCAGATCATCCGACAGGCACATACATTCTCTGCATAGATGGTCATGTGGTGACAGTACAAGAGGGCAAATATTTCGATACATGGGATAGTGGAAATGAAGTCCCGGTATACTACTGGGAAAAGGAGTGCTAAATGAGCATATCAGAATTTGTACAGACTTTCCTCTCTATCTGCGGAGGGATAACCATTGTTGGAGGGGCAGCAGCTGTAATTTTTAAATGGATTGCTCCTGCATTCCGACTTAATAAACGAGTAAAGACATTAGAAGAACATGACAAGCGAGATTATGCAAGTCTTCAAAGAATTGCAGAACGTGATTCATTGATTCTGGAAGTATTATCGACTATGTTGGACAGTCAGATTAGTGGGAATAATGTCGAGGAGTTAAAAAAAACAAAACAGAAACTCACGGAGTATCTTGCACAGAATCAGCGTTAATTGCATTAATAAGGGGTATGCTCATGAAATTATATGTGTTCACTAAGAAAGATATAGACAGGTTCTTGACAGAGTGTAATTTTACACCGGATGAAGAAAGACTGTTCCAGCTGAGATGTAAGGAATACACTCTTGAATACTGTGCTGAACAGATGAATGTGAGCATATTCACGGCGAAACGATTAAGCCGCCGGGTGAATAATAAAATAATTAAAGTATGCTAAAAGGAGAGGCGATTTACCTCTCCTTCTTTTTATACAAAATCTTCTTTCACAGCTCTTTCAAGCAATAAAATTACGTATTCTGGTGGGTTTCTTTTGCCACCTTCCCAGTTTTCAATTGTTCTTTTAGGAATTTTGTATTTATCGGAAAAAGCCTGTTGGCTTAATCCAGAAAATGAACGAATTTCTTTAAACTTCATTCTTCTTCCTCCTCTTCGCCATCTTTTAACGCGTCCAATCTTCCCTGGTTTATTCGATTCATTTCAGCAATCATAAATTTGATTGCTTCCACAAATTTTTCACCTTTTCATTCCTCCTTAATTTTGTACCTTCCTTGTTTCTGATATTATAATATCACTCAATGAGTGATAAGTCAATACTTTTTTGACACTTTTCTGAACTTTTTAGATTGATATATCTATGCAAAAATATAGCTATAGAAAGTCATAGAATAAGTCATAGAATAAGTCATAGGAGGTGTACGAGATGGCATTATATAACAATCCTTATCAATATAGTTTTGGCGTTCCGGGGCAGATGAATCAGTTCCAGCAACAGCCTGTCCAGATGCCAGCTCAGCCAGTACAGCAACCCCCACAGAATAACAATGGTATCCTGTGGGTGTCTGGCGAAGTAGGCGCAAAATCCTATCTGGTAGCACCCGGCACGAGTGTTCTGCTGATGGACAGTGAGAGTGAAAAATTCTTTATAAAATCCACAGACGTTTCCGGTATGCCTCAGCCATTACGGACGTTTGAGTATCACGAAATAGGCACTCAGATGCCACCTAAACAACAGCCTGTTCAGAACATGGACAGTAAATACGTCACCAGACAGGAATATGACGATTTAAAGGGCAAATACGAAGCTATCATAAACCGATTAAATTCTTTTTCTGAACCTGTTAGAACTAATACCGTACAGGAATCAGCGGTCAAGGGAGGAAATGCAGATGAGTAATCCATTATTTAATGCGCTCGGTGGTAGGATGCCACAGGGAAATGGACCAATGCAGATGGTACAGCAGTTTATGCAGTTTAAGCAGAATTTTAAGGGAGACCCGAAGGAAGAAGTCCAGAGGATGTTACAGTCTGGACGGATTTCTCAGCAGCAACTTAATCAAGTTCAGCAGATGGCAGGACAGTTTCAAAATCTGCTGAAGAACATGAAATAGTACATTACAATCTGGCCAGATTAATGTAAATACACAAAAAGGAGATATAACTATGGATGGAAATTATAGCTTAGCAGATATTGCCGCTGCTACTGGAAACGGTAGAAATAACGACGGCATGTTTGGCGGAGATGGTAGCTGGTGGATTATTGTTTTATTCATTTTTGCTTTCTTTGGATGGGGAAACAACGGTTGGGGCAATAATGGCAACGGTGGTGGATATGCAGCCACAGCAGCTACTCAGGCAGACATTCAGAGAGGATTTGACAATTCCGCAGTAATCAGCAAACTTGACGGAATCAACAACGGTCTCTGTGACGGATTCTATGCAATGAACAATGGTATGCTTACCGGATTTAACGGAATCAACACAAACATCATGCAGACTGGCTTCGGCATCCAGCAGGCTATTAATGCCGATACTGTAGCCAATATGCAGAACGCCAACGCTTTACAGGCACAGCTTGCGAACTGCTGTTGTGAAACCAGGGAAGCTATCCAGGGTGTAAACTACAACATGGCGCAGAACACCTGCGCATTGCAGAACACTATGAACAGCAACACAAGAGATATTATCGACAGCCAGAACGCAGGAACAAGAGCCATTCTTGACTACCTTTGCAATGAAAAGATTTCTAACTTGCAGGCTGAAAACAATGATCTCAGACGCGCCGCTTCTCAGGATCGCCAGAGTGCATTGCTCACAACCGCAATGGCTTCTCAGACACAGCAGCTCATTAATGCAATTAATCCGGCACCGATTCCGGCTTACCAGGTACCGAACCCGAACACATATTACGGATGCGGATGCAACGTTGGATGTAATTGCTGATAACTTCATATCGAGAGTATCTTTCGATTGATTCGAATGTCGGCTTATGCCGTATTACACAGAGGGGCAGGCTGGGACCTGTCCTTTTGTGATATGAAAGGAGTATTTTTTATGGCAGAATTTACAAGTGTAGCTGCTCAGACTGTAGCAGCAAATGGAAACGTAGTATTTTCAAACACAGCAGTTAAAGGTTCTAACTGCATTCAGCACAGAGTGGGAAGTGGAATTATTACACTGAGAGGACTGACTAATCAGTGCAAAGCGAGATTCTTCGTGGATTTTTCTGGCAATATCGCAATTCCAACAGGCGGTACTGTCGGAGCTATTTCTCTGGCTATTGCAATCTCTGGTGAGCCGGTTCTTTCTTCTCAGATGATTTCCACGCCGGCGGCAGTAAATCAGTATAACAACGTGTCCTCTGGCATCTATATTGATGTACCTCGCGGATGTTGCGTTAATATCGCGATAGAGAACACAAGCGATCAGGCTATTTCTGTTGCGAACGCAAATATTGTTGTGACCAGAGAAGCGTAGGAGGTGCAGTTATGAGAGATATTAAAGATTTATGTGCAAGAATCGAAGATGAACTGTCCAAAATCGCTGACAGTGGGCTGACCACCGGAAATCTGGAAATGACATACAAACTGATTGACATGTACAAAGATATCAAGAATACACAGTACTGGGACAAAAAAGTGGAGTACTATAACACTGTCCTTGATGAGATGCGTGGCGGCTATAATGACGATTACAGCGAACGCGGAAGAAAGCGTGACAGCATGGGGAGATACAGTGCAAATGACGGCAGGATGATGCCGGATTACGACAGGGGTAGTTCCTATGCCAGACGCGGTGAGCATTATGTTAGAGGACATTACAGCCGTTCTGATGGGCGAGACGCTTACGATGACTATATGACGCAGAAACAGAGCTATCGTTCCGGCAAGTCTGAGGACTGTAAAAGAAAGATGCTTGCCGCTCTGGAAGAACATCTGGACGAACTCACAACAGAAATGAGCGATATGTCCAAGGATGCGGAGTGTCGGGAAGAACGTGATCTTGTCAAGAGATACGTGGAAAAACTCCGGGATATGCTCTAATTGGCTAAAACATGTACCACAACTTTTGGAAAGGTTTGTGGTACAATGTATTTATGAGGAAGATTCGTAAGTGGTTTCCGCCACTTGACATAGACATTTTTTTCATTGATTCCTCCTTTCTTGGGCACGTGTCCTTAACAGAAACAGGTTCGAGCGGAATCTGGAGGTTGAAAAGCGGATGCAATTTCCGACACGCGCCATTACTGTCTATGCGATCATATAGACAGTGCGCACCTCCTTGTAAAAGGTAAATGGGCGGACAGGCGCCCGAAACAACTCGTGGCAGGCATGACACGTTAAACACCTTGCTAACCCGGGAATCCGGATTGTGGGAAAGCGGCAACGATTGGCGGTGTTGCGGCGGTCTGTAAAACCGTTCCCTCGTGGTAAACATTATAGGTTCAATTCCTATCTTTCCCATTATTCGGTTAGAATTATGCTGTTTGCTTGCAGACGGTCTATGATTCAGCTGAATTTGCATAGAAGCAGTTGTGCAGAAACCAATGATATCAATGGAAGAACAGAAACTACTTGCGACTATGCTCAAACAACCCATGGGAAAAGGTTATTGCTTATCCTGTTGACTGGAAGCCGGTCCGAAAAGCATAATGGAATGTAGCTCAGTTGGAAGAGCGGAGAGCACATAGCTCTTGACGTCGCAGGTTCGATTCCTGCCTTTCCGATTACCTTGCCAGTGGTCTAACTGGCTTAATCCATTTACCTGCGGCGGCAGGTCAATAAACACGACCAGGAGGATATATATGCAGAAACTTATTGACACATTAAAATCGTTTGGAATCGAAATCCCGGAGGACAAACAGGCAGATGTTAAGAAAGCACTCTCTGAGCATTACAAAAATGCGAAAGAAGTAGCAAAAACTCTGTCGAAAGTCGAAGGTGAACGTGATGACTGGAAAGAACGTGCTGAGACAGCAGAAGAAACCTTAAAAGGTTTTGACGGTATCGACCCGGAAAACATTCAGACAGAGCTTGCTGGATGGAAGAAAAAAGCCGAGGACGCAGAAAAAGAGTTCAACGCAAAAATCTACGACAGAGATTTCTCAGATGCTCTGAAAGCGGCACTCGATGATGTTAAGTTTTCCAGCGAAGCAGCAAAGAAGTCTGTTATGGCGGACATCAAGGAAGCAGGTCTTAAACTGAAAGACGGTAAAATCCTTGGATTAAATGACCTGATCGAACAGATGAAACAGTCTGACGCATCCGCTTTCGTGGATGAATCTCAGCAGCAGGCTCAGCAGAATCAGGCAAGATTTACCACTCACGTTGGACAGCAGCAGACACCGGGAAGCATGACAAAGAAAGATATCGAAGCAATCAAAGACCCGTCCGAAAGACAGGCTGCAATTGCTCAGAATATCCAGTTATTCCAGTGATTTTTACACCGACTATACATCAGAGTATAGCCGCTAACCCAATACCTTAAAAAATATGGGTAGAAAGGATTTTATATGGCAGCAAAAGCTAATCTTATTATGAGTAATGATATCCAGGTAACGGCACGTGAGATTGACTTCGTCACCAGATTTGAAAGAAACTGGCAGCACTTACGTGACATCCTGGGCATTATGAGACCTATCAAAAAACAGCCGGGTGCTGTACTCAAGTCCAAATACGCAGAGGGTACTTTGCAGAGTGGAAATGTTGGTGAGGGTGAGGAAATCCCTTACAGCAAGTTTACCGTAAAAGAAAAGAACTATGCGGAAATGACTATCGAAAAGTACGCAAAGGCTGTATCTATCGAAGCGATCAAGGATCACGGTTATGAGAACGCCGTTCAGATGACTGACGATGAATTCCTTTTCCAGCTTCAGACTGATGTTACCGGCAGATTCTATGACTATCTGAAAACCGGTACGCTTACTTCCACAGAAACTACATTCCAGATGGCTCTGGCAATGGCTAAAGGCCGTGTTGAGAATAAATTCAAACAGATGCACAGAAATGTGACAGGCGTTGTTGGATTTGTCAATATTCTGGACGTATATGAATATCTCGGAGCGGCTGAGATTACTATTCAGAATCAGTTCGGATTCCAGTATATGAAAGACTTTATGGGATTCAATACTATCTTCCTGTTATCTGACAGCGAAATCCCGAGAGGTCAGGTTATCGCTACCCCTGTTGAGAACATCGTACTTTACTACATTGACCCGAACGAATCTGACTTCGCAAGAGCAGGTCTTGTATACACCGTATCTGGCGAGACAAACCTAATCGGATTCCATACACAGGGCAACTACCACACAGCAGTGTCTGAAGCGTTCGCAGTTATGGGACTTACTCTTTTTGCGGAATACATTGATGCAATTGCAGTAATTACCATCGACGAAACACCAACACTTGGTACTCTGACAGTAGCATCTACGGCAGGTTCAACAACCGGAAATACAAAAATCACTGTAAATCCGGCTAAAGAAAACGTTAACAATGTATACAAATACAAAGTTGCAGCAGATACAGTAACTGTCGGATATGGACAGAATCTCAGAAACTGGACTTCTTGGGACGGAAAAGCTGACATCAAGGCGGCAACCGGACAGAAGATCACAGTAGTTGAGTGTGATGGAACATACAAGGCACTGAATTCCGGAAGTGCAAGCGTAACAGCGAAATCATAAACGTAGGAGGTAACTGGCATGGCTTATGCAGATTATAAATTCTATACAGAATCATTCGGCAATGTCGTGCCAGAAACCGACTTTCCACGACTGGCAGAAAGAGCCAGTGGTTTTGTGGACACAATGACGTTTGACAGACTGGTGGATGGACTGCCGACAAATGAACGCTCACAGAAGCGTATTAAAAAGGCAGTCTGCTCACTGGCTGAATTAATGTATCAGATTGAACTTGCTGAAAAGAATGCTATTAATCAGGCATCAGCCAATCTTACCGACACAAATGTCGGGAACAACTCAACAGGAATTGTAACATCTGTATCATCTGGCAGTGAATCCATCTCTTATGCAACGCCTCAGCAGAAAGCATCGGGCGCAAAGGAATGGAGTGCAGTATATGCCGCCGCCGGAGATGTACGGAAAACGAACGACTTGCTCTTAAAGACAGCTTTACCGCTTCTTATGGGAGTAAGGACGGATGATGGCATACCGATACTGTATGCGAGATTATAAAAGGAGGCAAAGATGGAAGCATTATTTACAAATGTAACTCTGATTCTAGCAGTAATCAGTGTTTTGGCATTTTGCGTGTCTGTGATTACACAGGTGATTAAAAATGTTGGGTTCTTGTCGAAGATTCCGACAGATGCCCTGGTGCTTGTACTGTCAATCGGAATTACTGTAGCCGCTTTTGTAGCGTATATGCAGTATATCCATATGACAATCTTGTGGTATATGATTTTAGCAGCTATCATGGCTGGGTTTATTGTGGCGTTTATTTCCATGTTCGGGTGGGAGAAGATTACGGAATTGTGGAAACGAACGTCCAAGGTTGACATGGATAAGCTGAATAGTAAATAGCTATGGCAAATCGGGAAACCAGTATAGCTTACGAAAATCTAAACCGCCGTATCTTTCCTGGCGTTGGCGAATACGGTATACCGCAGATAGAGCCTGAGACATTTGAGGGCAACTGCGAATTTGTCGGATTCAATTACGCCAGAGGAAAATGCAGTAATCCAGAAGAGAAAGCTGTTCATTTCTTCTTAGATGATTATCAATTCGATGCACTATGGAGAAATCCAGGCAGGTACATGGACAAGCTGAGCAAATTCCGGTACATTCTAACACCGGATTTTAGCACCTACACCGATTTCCCCAAAGCCATCCAGATATACAACCATTACCGCAAGCACTGGATAGGTGCATATCTCCAAGAATATGGTTGCCGTGTGATTCCAACAATATCATGGAGTACACCGGATTCTTACGATTGGTGTTTTGATGGGGAGCCAGAGGGTGGAACAGTTGCGGTATCTTCTGTTGGTTGCATGAATGAAAAGAAAAAGAAAGAATTATTTCTTTCTGGTTACAATGCCATGATTGAACGATTGCACCCAGAAAGCATTGTCTTTTACGGGAAAGTGCCGGAAGAGTGCAAAGGAAATATTGTCAGAATCAAGGCGTTTTCCGACAAATTTAACGAGGTGAAGTGCAATGGGTGGTAGAGGTGGCTCTAGCGGAATGAATCATTCTGATTTACATTTTTCAAACAAAGAAATTGATAAACTTACGGATTCGGCTATTGAATTTATAAAAAAGCAAGATAACGTTTACGGTACACTCACTAAAGGACGTGAAAGCGAATTCAGGAGTCAAATAAAGCGAGCGTATCAGAAAGGCTTTTCCGGATTACCAGATGGAACCATACTGGACAGAAATCCTAAAAATCAAAACAATTATATTATAAAAGAAAATGGCGGCGCTGCCATGTATAAATTTACAGCCAATTCAAAGCAAAGTCATGTTGCCGCGAATGAAGGAATAGTTGTCGGTGATAAAGGAAAAAAAACCAAAGATATTCCTCTTAACTTGGAAAAGAAAAGAGTATACACCAGAAGAGCTATCTTACTTAAATTAGTCCCGGGAAGACGATAGGAGGATATCATGTATAGCAAAACAGTAACAGTTTTCAACTATTATGAAAGCAAAACGACTGAGGACGCGTACTGGTATCCTCATGTTTTATCCGGCGTTGACCTCATTACGGACAAGGGAGCAATCCTCAAAAAGTACGGACCAGACGCAACTGACAATGCACAGTTACATGTTCGATACACTGTCCAGAACGGCGACATAACCATTGCTGACAGGGATGGTAAGGTTCTCCCATGGGTGCCGCCTAAAGAGTGGAAACAGCAGATTAACAACGCTCTGGAAGATACTATTACATTCTCAGATGAATCATTCTTCTGGGAAGGCGAGTGGACTGGTGGAACGGTAATTGACAGTGATTATCGGAACGGATTCTACCAGTACATGAATGAAAACAGGGATAACGTGTTTAAGATTACCAGTGTAGGCGGCCCGTATACACTGATTCCGCATTTTGAAATTCTGGGTAAGTAATATGAGCAAAATTCATCATTTTAAAGGGTTCTCCGTAGTTGATGGAGATATGAAGATTAAACTGAATATGGATAGATTCTCCAGACAGTATCAAGAAGCTCAGTATCTCCTTGATGGAATGGTTATGGACAGTATGGTTCCATTTATGCCGATGATTACCGGAAATTTCATCAACCGGACAAGAATTGAAAGCGCATCATTGCAAGGAACTGGATTTGTGTGTGCGGCGGCGGCCCCTTATGGGCGTTTTCTGTACGAAGGAAAAGGAATGGTCGACGAAGCAACTGGAAGTCCCTACGCAAGACGTGGAGCAAAGAAAGTCCTTGTTAGTCAGTTCTCTGGCCAGACAGCCGCAAAGGAAAATCTTGAATACACAAAGCAGGCGCACCCACGGGCGCAGGCTAAATGGTTTGATGCCGCCAAACGACAATACGGTAGTACATGGCTTCGCAAGGTAAAAGCACAGGCAGGAGGTGGCAAACATGGCAGATAAGCCAATTGGCAAAGATGCAACCGGATATGAGATTCTGACAGATGCCATGAAAGCACTTCTGAACCAGTATCCGGGACTGTATGAAAATGAAACAATCAAATTCGAAGAGTTAGGAAAGGAATCAGGAATTGCGTTCTCAGCAGATAACGGCGCCTTGATCTATTCAGAAAAAGAAGATGTCTGTGGAGTGATGCACCAGGTATGCCAGTATCCTTTTTATGTGGTATACCGCACGGCATCCGACAAAGAACGGCAGAAGTTATCTGTTCAGAAGTTTCTGGACAATCTCGGTAAATGGATATGTCGGGAACCAGTTATTATAAACGGCTCTGAGACACGTTTAAATGCGTTTCCAGAGCTTTCACAGGGACGAGTGATAAAACGTATCACCCGTGATAACTCTTATGGTTTAGAACCACAGGAGAGTGGTGTACAGGACTGGTTATTGCCATTATCGGTACGCTATGAAAATACTTATGAAGTAATATAACAAGCAACAACCGGCTATCAATTAGAGATAGTCGCTAACCTACACAGCCTTTTAAAAGTTATAGGCAGAAAGGACATTTCTATGGCAGTTACAGGAAAAATTGACCGTAAATATATGGCTCATTACATTGATGCAGGTTCTCTCTGCGGGGGACTGACACCGAAATATGAGCGTCTTGGAAAGGATCTGGAAGAGTACAATGTAGAACTCAACCCGGATACCGAAACTTCTAAAAACATTCTCGGAGAATCCACATTTAAGCATAACGGCTACGAAGTCTCTTCTGATGCTGATCCGTTCTATGCAGACACTACTTCTGATCTGTTCACAGCATTGCAGAAGATCGTAGACAACAGATACAAAGACGACAACCTCAAGACAAAAGCAGTTGAAGTTCATCTCTGGATAGCAGCTACAGCAGGTAAGTATGAAGCATACCAGCAGGACTGCTACGTTGTACCGACTTCCTATGGCGGTGATACATCCGGCTATCAGATTCCATTTACCGTTAATTATACTGGCGAACGTGTAAAAGGAAAGTTTGATGTTTCCACCGGAACATTTACAGCTGACAGCGAATAAGTACATATACAAGGAGGACACGCCAAATGGCAAAAATAATTAACACCAAAATTGATGATGGAATTCTCATTTTCACATTCACGAATAACGAAGATGAAGTTTTTTCTTCTTTTAAGCTGAATCCGACCGATATCAATGTAGCGGCACGTGCCGAAGAGCTGACAGAGTACTTTGAGCAGCTTAAAGATTCTATTCAGAAGGTCGATTCCGGCAAAAAAATGGCAGAGCTGAACAAGCAGATTGAAGACAAAATCAACTACCTGCTCGGATATGAAGCATCAAAAGACCTGTTCAAAGAGCCGATCACGGCAACCACTGTATTCGGCAATGGTCAGGTGTTCGCTTATATCGTACTTGATAAGATCGCAGAAGCAATCGCACCGGAAATCGAAAAGAGAAAAAAGAAAATGCAGGCAGCAGTCAATAAGTATACGGAGAAGTATACAAAATGACCGCCTATGAGCTTCCCACCTCACTCAACATCAGTGGGGTGGATTTTTCTATTAGAACGGATTTTCGAGCGATCATTGACATTCTAATTGCCATGAATGACCCGGAACTGGATGAGCAGGCGAAAGCAGTTGTTATGCTACAGATTCTGTTTGAGGACTGGCAGAGTATACCGGCTGAGTGTCTGAATGAAGCTTGTCAGAAAGCGTCGGAGTTCATCGACTGCGGACAGTTGGACGATAATCCAAACCACCCTAAACCCCGTTTGATGGACTGGGAACAGGATGGAGATATTATCGTTCCGGCGGTAAACAAAGTTGCCGGAAAAGAAATCAGAGCCGTATCGTATATGCACTGGTGGACATTTTTTGGATATTTCATGGAATCTGGAGAGTGCTTATTTAATACGGTCGTTGGAATCCGTTCAAAGAAAGCAAAGGGCGAAAAGCTCGATAAATGGGAAAAGAAATTCTATCAAGAGAACAAGAACATTATTGATATAAAAACACGTCTCAGCGATGAGGAGCAAGCTTACAAAGATAAGCTGAATGAGATGTTGAACCTCAAATAGTTAGGAGGTGAATATATGGCTGCTGATGGCTCAGTCATTATTGATACCAGAATGGATACAACCGGTGTACAAAATGGCGTATCAGCTATAAAACAGTCATTTAACGGCCTTGGGAGTGCTGTAAAAAAAATCGGTCTGCTGATTGGTGGAGCGTTTGCAGTTGGTAAGTTAGTACAGTTTGGAAAAGAGTGTGTGGAACTTGGCTCTGACCTCGCAGAAGTGCAGAACGTGGTCGATGTTACATTTACCACCATGTCGGACAAGGTCAATGAATTTGCAAAGAATGCCATGACCTCAGCCGGACTGTCAGAAACCATGGCAAAAAGGTATGTCGGTACGTTCGGCGCAATGTCTAAGTCATTCGGATTCTCAGAAGCGCAGGCTTATGATATGTCAACGGCTCTAACGCAGTTGACTGGTGATGTGGCATCATTTTATAACATAAGTCAGGATCTGGCGTACATCAAACTGAAATCAGTGTTTACGGGTGAAACGGAAACGCTCAAAGATCTCGGCGTGGTAATGACCCAGTCGGCACTAGACCAGTACGCACTGGCAAATGGTTATGGTAAAACCACATCTGCCATGACTGAGCAGGAGAAAGTAGCTCTCCGTCTGGCTTTTGTGCAGAAACAGTTATCAGCCGCATCTGGTGACTTCATCCGTACTTCTGACAGCTGGGCGAACCAAGTGCGAGTTATGCAGTTACAGCTGCAGTCTCTCAAGGCAACAGTCGGGCAGGGACTGATTAATATTTTCACGCCTGTTCTGAAAGTGATTAATGTTCTGCTAGGCAAACTGGCAACTTTGGCGAATGCTTTCAAAAGCTTCACGGAGCTTATCACCGGTAAGAAATCCTCCGGTCAGACAAGCGGAAGTGGAGCAGGTCTCACAGGCGATGCAAGTGGCGTGCAGGATACGGCAGATGCTTACGGACAGGCAGCAGATAATGCCGGCAAGTTAGCAGATTCTACAGAAGATGTAGCCGATGCAACAAAAGATGCGGCAAAAGCGGCGAAAGGATATCTTAGTCCGCTCGATGAAATTAATCGGTATTCTACACAGGATACATCATCAACAGCAAGCAAAACTCCGTCGACATCCGGTAGTGGCAGTGGCGGCGGAACATCTCTTCCGAGTGCAGTCAGCAACGTAGATTACGGAAAAGTAGCAGAGGGTGAAACCGCTCTGGATAAAATCAGCAAATCAGCTGAAAAGCTTGCGAAGCTCTTAAAAAAACTCTGGAAACCATTTCAAGATGCTTGGAAAAAAGAGGGCAAGAATACCATTGATGCGGCACAGATTGCCCTGTCTGGAATTGCAAAGCTCGCCAAGAGTGTAGGCAAAAGCCTAGTTGAAGTCTGGACAAATGGTACAGGCACAACGATGCTTACGACCATGCTGAAGATTGCTCAGAATGTGCTTAAGACTATCGGTAACATTGCATCCGGCTTTGCTGACGCATGGAACAAGAACAATGTCGGGACACAGATTATTCAGAACATTGCAGATGCTCTTGTGGTGGTCATGAAGTTTGTTGAAAAGATTGCAGAGGACACAGCGATATGGGCGGCGAACTTGGACTTCTATCCATTACTGGAGTCTATCAGCAATCTGACAGCGACTTTTGCACCAATTCTGGAATCTATCGGAAATGTTCTTGAATGGATTTACAAAAATATTGTTCTTCCGATGTTGACATGGGTTATTGAGGTAGGGCTTCCGACAGTGATTAATTTAGTGTCAAAAGTAGCTACGTTTCTTGCCGATCATCAGCCGATAGTTGAAGCGTTCGGTGCAGCTCTGATTGGGGCGTTCGCAGCAGTAAAGATTGCAGGATTGGCATCGAGGATTATTAAGAGCGTGTCTGGAATAGCTATGGCTGCAAAGGGACTTATCGCACTAATGACCGGCACAGGTGGTATCATGGGCGGAATCAAAGCTATTGCAACAGCTATCGGTCCTGCCGGAATTTTCGTAATCGCAGTCAGCGCAGCTATAGCAATCGGAGTGTTGCTGTACAAAAATTGGGACAAGATCAAGGAAGCTGCTACAAAACTAAAAGACTGGGTTATTGGGAAAACAAGGGGACTTGTTGACGGAGTTACAAAGAAGCTGACGAATCTTAAAGAAAAAATCAGCGGGGTCTGGAAGTATATGCGTGAAAAAACCACAACAACTTTCGGAAACATGTGGAATACGGTGACTACAAAAGTAGGAGCCATTAGAGATGCTATAGTCAGTAAATTCGCAAACGCAAGAGACACGGTGGTTGATACATTTACAAGAATTAGAGACACAGTAGCAAGCGTGTTTAATGGCGTTATCGGAATCGTAAATGGAGCAATCGGAACTATTAACGGTGCGATCAGTACCGTGGAATCCGCGTTCTCATTCGGGCCATGGAAAGTACCGACTCCGTTTGGTTCAAAGACCATCGGGTTTAAAGCTACTTTTCCGCGAGTTCCAACAGTTCCATATCTGGCAAAAGGCGCAGTTATTCCACCTCGAAGCGAGTTCCTCGCAGTCTTAGGCGACCAGAAACAGGGCAACAACATTGAGACGCCGGAAGCTCTGCTCAGAAAGATCGTCCGAGAAGAAACAGCAGGAAGACAGACAGGTGGTGGAAGTTACCGATTTACAGCTCAGATCAACCGCAGGACACTGTTTGACGAGATGATGAAAGAAGCGCAGATGAGACGAGATACAAGCGGTAGAAACCCGTTCGAGATGGCATAGAAAGGAGGGCGTTATGGAAAAGTATAAAATCAACGGAACAATAATTTGGCAACCGGATAAAGACCTTGCGCTCTCCTTTGCCACGACTTACACAGAATCCAGCCAGAGAACACAATACGGTGTAGGCTACTTTACACCGATGTTTACCGTAGAGCAGTATACATATAAGGGTAGCGACCTCCCAATGGAGGAAGCAACTAAGATTTTGCAAATGATAGCAAAAGGACATAAATTTACGCTACATTATTTTTCGCCGTATTACGGAGTTTGGAGAGACGCTCCGTTCTACGTAGGTCAGACACAAAACATAGCTATCGGGGAACTGTCGGACGATAGAAAGATTATGTCAACATTAGAGTTTAACATGACGGGGGTGAATCCACTGTGATTAACGTAAGTAACGCATTTAGGGAAAAACTTGAAGCTGGCGAGCCAGTCAGAATGATGGTGGATATCACCTTTCCTGACGGGACGAAAAAGACTATCAATGAAGATATCATGAACGGCGACAACGGGTTTTCCGACTGTGCAGAGAGCAGTAGCTTTCCGGTCGGCGCTACTATCTGTAAAACACTGACGCTGAGCATTAATAACGATCAGGAGCAGTGGAAGAACTACAGCTTTTACGGAGCCAAGATTCATGCTTATCTGAAGCTTCAGACGTCGTATGCAGCACCGGAATCTGTAAGTGTGTTGCTGGATGAAAGTTATAACCCGATTCTGGACAGTACCGGAGACTCTATTATTGCAACACAGGCAGCCACAAAAGATATCATCGAAACTATTGACAAGGGAGTCTATACAGTCACTACGCCAGAGCAGTATTCAGATATCATCAATGTTACGGCACTGGATGATATGTATAAGGCAAATAAGACATATACCAGCGGATTGAAACTTCCGCAGTCGCTCATTAACCTTGTCAGAGATGCCTGTAAGACTGTCGGCATAGGTATGAATCTGACCATGGACCATGGCGATATTATAATAAGAAGCATTCCAGACAGCATGACATTTCGCCAGCTGTTCGGATATGCGGCTATGGTTGAGTCTGCGAACGCGCGAATTGATTATTTCGGGAATCTCCAGTTTGTGAAATGGGATTTTGAAAAAGCAGATGTTCCGGAATTGAAGAACTATGGAAACTCACCTACACTTTCTAGTGACGATATAGTTATAACTGGAATCAAGGTAACGAACGGGCAGTCAAACGACGATGCTAATACTGATTATTCCGGCATGTACGGAGAGGAAGGGTACGTCCTTGAACTTGAGAACGAGTTGATTGACACCGATCAGCTTCAGACAATAGCAAATATAATCGGTGAACAGATCGTAGGGGCACGATTCCGGAATCTTGAAGGCGATCTGGTATACAACCCGCTCGTCGAGTTTGGCGACATGGTGTACACTTACGACCGATTAGGCAGCAAATACGTTACTCCTCTGACAGATGTTTCCGGAAATGTAGGTGGCCTGACTACAGTTAAGACACAGGCTGATGATCCAATCAGAGGCAGCAGTGACTTCTACGGAAATAGCACAAAAGCTATAGTTGCGGCGCGTCAGATGGTGCGAAAAGAAACGTCCGCAAGAGAAGAGGCTATAAAGAGATTAGCTGAAATACTCAATTCCTCGAGCGGTCTGTATATGACACAAGAGCCACAGCAGGATGGTAGCATCGTATACTATATGCACAACAAAGCGACCATAGCAGAATCTAACATAATCTGGAAACTGACAGCAGAAGCATTTGCCGTGTCGATTGATGGCGGAAAAACGTATCCTTACGGCTTTGCGGTGACTGGCGAATTAATAACCAGACTGCTCTATGCGGAGGGCATTAATGCTGATTATATTAACGCAGGAACACTCATCGTAAGAGACAAGAGCGGAAATGCGATATTTGAAGCAGACATGGACACCGGATTAGTTACTCTTGACGGAAGTTGCGTGACTATAGGCGGTAAGCCACTTGATGAAAAGATTGAAGATGTTGAGAACATGGCAGCTCTGGCCAGAAACATGACCATGCAACTTGATAATGACTATCAGGGAATCCCGGTAGACAGTGACGGCAACTATACAGAATTCCCGGAGTGCACCACGACAGCGACCGTTATGTACGGCACACAGGATATTACAGATAACTGTACGTACACGATAACGACGTCCCAGAACATACAGGGAAACTGGAATAAAGAAACTAAGACATACACCGTTACCGGGCTGACCGCAGACAGCGGATGGGTGAACATCAAGGCGGCATATCTGAATAACCTTGTTGTGTCAAAACAGTTCTCACTTGCAAAACAGTACGCCGGGCCGCAGGGAATTCCGGGCATTGGAACAGATGGAAAGACCACTTATCTGCATATCCAGTACGCACCGGTACAGAACCCGACAGCGGC